GGCCACCACCATCGCCTGCGTCCTAAAAACCGGAGGCGACTTCGATGAGAGGTATGTCGCGAACTTGAAGCGGGCACTGGACCGGAATCTTACCCACCCGTTCAAGTTCGTCTGCTTGACGGATGATCCCAAGATCAAAGGGGTGGAAATCATTCGACTCACAAACGGGCACCCCGGCTGGTGGTCAAAGATTGAACTGTTCCGCCCGGGGGCCATGTCTACCGAGCGGGTCCTTTATTTTGACCTGGACACCCTCATCCTGAAAAACATCGACGACCTGCTGACCCTGGGGGGCGACTTCTACGGGTTGCGCCCCTGGAATCGAGCAAACCGGCTGGCGGGCAACTGCGCCTCCGGGATTATGGCCTGGAAGAACGGCTCCCATGATTTCCTTTACGAAAAATTCAATGCCACCGAGATCAACCATCTGGGCGATCAGGTTTATATTTCTGCGGCTCTTAAGGCGCACGGGGGCACGTTCACGGCCCTCCAGGACGCAGCCCCCGGCATCTACTCATATAAGCGGGAATGTCGCCAGGGTGTGCCCCCACGGGACGCCCGGATCGTCTGTTTTCATGGCCGTCCCCGGGTGCATGAGGTGGGGGATCGGTGGGTGAAGGAGGCCTGGAGGTAATGTCTGTGGTGCTCATTACCGGTCGTCCCGGATCAGGCAAGAGCCACCACGCCTTCCACCTGGCCCAGGAACTCCGGTCCGAGGGCAAGATAGTGCGGATTCTCGACGGCGACATGTTCCGGCACCAGACCGGCAACCAGGACTTTACCGACGCCGGCCGGATCAGAAATTTGCAGGGCCTGGCGGAAGCTGCGGCTGAGGGTGAGTGGCCGGGGCATGTGGTTATCGTGGCCGCGGTGGCACCCCGGCGCGAATGGCGGAATATGATGCGGGCGCAATGGCAAGAGGGTAGTCGGCTGGTTTATCTCCCCGGAGGATGCCTGTGGCCCGGGACCACTTACGAGAGGCCTGGTGATGATGAATTCTGAGCGGCTACATGATCCAATCCTTATCACCGGATGTGCACGGTCTGGCACTTCGCTCATAGCCGGAAGCATATCGCTCTGTGGCGCCTTTGGTGGCATCACCCGGGGACCAAACTCGGCGAATCCAAAGGGGATGTGGGAGAACGCCCGAATCGTCAACACGATCACGAAACCCTACCTCCGGAGCCTGGGCCTGGACCCCCTGGGTCAATACCCGCTTCCAGACGTTGAGAATTTGCCAATCCCTACGGACTGGCGGCGCCGGGTCGAGCAGGTGATGCTGGAAGAAGGATACATTAGCGGTCCCTGGTATTATAAAGGGGCCAAGATGTGCCTCTTTCATCCCGTGTGGTCTTACGCGTTCCCCCGGGCAAAGTGGGTTATAGTCAGGCGGCGGAGCGGTGACATTGCCACGAGTTGCGAAAAAACCGGGTTCATGAGCGCTTTTGCCAGGAAGGAAATTCAGAAAGCGGTCGGCGTCAATAATGAGCGGGATGGATGGCTTTGGTGGGTACGGCAACATGAAAAACGATTCGTGGAAATGATCACGACGGGCCTCCAGGTAAAAGTGATATGGCCCGAAAAAATGGTGGCGGGTGATTACTCGGAACTTATGGACGCGATTTCCTGGCTCGGATTATCATGGAACCCAGAAATTCTTAATTTTGTAGACCCGAAATTATGGCGGGCGCGGAGAAAATAAATGGCAAACCGAGTTACGATTGCCGAACTCAGAGAGATTTTCGATACGATGCTCCTTGACGCCGTGCTCACGACTTTCATAGGGATTGCCAATAGGGTTGTGACCTCATACCTGGGGACTACGACGCTCTTGACTGATGCCGAGAAAAAGGATATTGAGCTATTCCTTTCGGCCCACCTCGCCAGCACCATGCGAGACCCCCAGGCGCAAAGTGAAGGGGTGACCGGGGGTGCCGGGGTAAATGTCACTTATATGGGGAAGAGTGGGCTCGGATTAGACGGTTCGATGTTTGGCCAAACTGTCAAGATGCTTGACCGCACCGGCATTCTGGCCTTACAGAAGAAGGAAGCGAGCGTTTTTGCTATCCCCTCTTTCAATAGCTAAGGACACGGTAAAATAATGGCCGACATCACCACTAAATTCTTAAGGCAGACGGCGGTTTATTGGGGCGGTCCGGTCGAAAACGGTTACGGCGGCTTTACCTATGACGACGACCCCATTGAAATTAGTTGCCGTTGGACGGATTCAACTCAGGTGGTGTCTGACAGTAAAGGCAATAATATAGTTTGCAAATCGGTTGTTATGGTGGGCCAGGACCTCGACGAACAGGGGATGCTCTATCTTGGCACCCTGGACGACCTGGGGCCGGATCGGGATGATAACCCAGAGACTATAGAGGGGGCCTGGCGAATCAAAAGATTCGATCGTATCCCCACGGTGAAGGGGAAAACTTTTTTGAGGGTTTGTTACCTATGAGCTCACTTGCGGGCTTGGAAAATGTCGTTTCGAATCTGAACAAAGAGATCAAGGCCATCGAGGGCCGGTCCATGAAGGGACTGATCCGGGCGGCGATCATCATAAGGCGGGATATGGACATAACCCCTCCGGTGATCCCAGTAGATACCAGCAATATGCGCGGGAGTTGGTTTACGACTCCCGGCTATCAAGGGAACGGGAACCCTTTTTTAACCATGGGCTTTAGCGCCAATTATTCGGCCTATGTCCATGAAATGATCGGGGCCAAATTCCAGCGTCCCGGGGCTGGCCCCAAGTTCTTTCAGGCGGCGTTTCGGCGGAATAAGGAAGCGATTTTAGGGGTGATTCAAGAAGAGGCGCAAATAAAGGGGTAGCCAATATGAACTTGCCCTCGCAGGATTTGAAAGACATTTTGGAAGCATCGGGCTTAGGTCTTGTCCACAAAACAAATTTGTTCATAGGATCAGAACCGGTGTTACCTCCCGCGGTCACGACAATTTACGACACTCCGGGGTTTGCGCCGGATGATACCCTGACCAAAGGCGAGTCCGTTTATAGGCCCGCCATACAGATCAAAGTCCGCAACCCCTCCTACGTGGCCGCCGGTGTCCTGGTAAATCAGATTAAAGACGTGCTGCACCTGTTGGCCGGGGAGACTTGGAACGGATCAACCTACATCCTGATCCGGTGTGACCAGGAGCCTTTCTGTCTTGGCTTTACGGAAAATAATCTGGCCATGTGGGTTTGCAATTTCTCGATCCAGAGGCAATGAGCAAGCTTTTGACATTTCACTGTTTTAGTGCATAATGTAATTTAAGATATAGATTCTTGGCTGTCAGGACCACTGGGGCCAGCGCACTCTTAATCGGGTGCCCTGGCCCCTTTTTTTTAATCGCACGACAAAGGAGGTGGATCAAATGCCTGAAGCGATTGCAGGAATGGGAACTCAGTTTCGTCGCTGGAACTCCGCCACGGGACTATGGGAAAAGATCGCCCTGATTACCAAAATCGTGGGGCCGGACTCCAAACGAGACACACAGGACGCGACTTCTCTGGACACCGTGGGCGGTTACCGCACGTTCATTGGCGGTCTCCGGGACGGCGGCAACGTCAAGTTGTCGATGCAATTCAGCCGGGACACCTACGAGGTTATGCGGGCGGATTTTGAGGATGACGACCTTAAGAATTACGAGATCGCCCTTCCCGACAACGACCAGACCTCGATGGAATTTATGGGCCTGGTGACCGAACTGCCGTTGAGCGTGGACGAGAAAATCATCACCGCCGACGTGACCATCAAAATCAGCGGCCCGGTGACCATCAACTCCGGCAGCGGCCCGAGCCCGGGGTAAAGACTTAACCGACCACTGGCCCTAATCAGGGGCTTTATCTCAAAACAGGAAGGAACTAATCATGGGAGCACTGGATAGGAAGGCCCTGCTGGCCCCCGAAGCCCTCAAAACTGAAAAGGTGGCCTTGGGTAAGGATGACTTCGTTTTCGTGCGTCAGATGACGGCTCATGAGCACAGCGGCTATGAGCAGACCATCGCGAAAGAGGTGGTGGACGAGAAAACCGGGGCAATAAACTTTGTGCGCGACATGAAAGACTTCCGGGCCAAACTGGCGGTACACACCCTCTGCGATGAAAAGGGGGTACTCCTGCTCAAGTCAGAGGACTACCTGGCCTTGAGTCAGAGCATGTCGGCTACGAGGCTTGACAAGATCGCCACGGCCGCCCTGAAATTGAACAAAATCGGGGAAGCGGAGAAAGAGGCCCTCGTAAAAAACTCCGAGGCCGGCCAGGCCGGCGCTTCGAGTTCCGGTTAGGGATTCAATGCGGATTTCCGCACCCCGACTTAATGTTTCGGCATTTTAGCGAGATGACCGCGACGCAGTTAGCCGAGACAAAGGCTTATGACCAGCTCGAACCTATCGGGGGTTACCGTGAGGATTACCGATTCGCCCAGGTCTGCCACCTCATGTTCGAACTGGCACAGTCAGCCTATGGTGACGGGAAACGCCGGACAAAAAGCAGCATCTGGGATTTCATGCCCTGGGGTCCAGAAGGTGGGCGCCGGCCGGCGGTTGATAAACCGCAGACGGTGGATGAGATGAAAGCGGTGC